TACCAAATGTAAATGTATCTAAAAAATCTGTTATTGCTAGATCACCATTAGCAATAGATTTATTATCTAAAAATACTGTTTGAGCCAAATAGCCTTGCATATGAGCATTAGGTGTAGTAGACAAATCTTGACATATATGTGCTGTTTGTCCAGAAACATTTACAGCAATATGATTATTTTGTCCTATAGCTGTTCCACTATAAGCACCAACTCTTACACCATTTACATACAAGCTAATTCTATCGTTAGCTATGGCATTAGCAGAATCAAAATCTACTAAAACATGATACCAAGAACCTATATCTCTATAGGATGCACTAGTAGTTATTGATCCTTCATTACCAGCATTATCTCTACAAAATATAAAAAATTGACTAGAAGAACTAGAATGTGTTAAATAAAATCCATTTGAGCCACTACCACTAGCAAAAAAAGTATTTGTATCTCCTGAAGAATCAATCTCTCTTGAAGGACTGTACCAAGTTGACCAAATCCAACGGTCTTGGTTTGACTCAGTTCCCCAAGTACGAGTCATTGCATCTCCGCTAGTTCCAGACCCATCTACCCAAATAGAGTTACCAATCAGAGTAGGGTCAAACGGTGCTTGACCAGTGGTTTGCCCAGCTGCGCCTAAAAGAATACTATTATTAAATACCATCTATGAATACGCCTTTGTTAGTACTGCGTGAACATCTGTAGATGTATGCACTATGTAATCAATCCTATCAATTGCTGCTGCATCTGTAGAAAGAACAGGTGCTTCTCCAGCAGGAAAGTCCCAAGAAGTTCCGTAGGCAAGTGTTCTAGAACCTGTGCCATCCTGTACAACAAATATACTACCAACCTGTCCTGCAACACAATTGGTAGGATTGTCAAGTGTTCTATTACCTGCCAGTGTCACGGTAAAGTTTTGCCCTGCATTTAGATCAACTGATATATTTGTTCCATCTGTTAGTGCTTGAATATCAGCAACAGCTGATTTTTCTATGTGTATGTCTTTACCAAGAAGAGAGTTTGTACCCACTGCCAGAGCACTGACATATACATCTGTAGCACTAAGTATACCTGTCATAGCACCACCTGCCTTTGGCAACTGATTGCCAATACTGGCGGCTAAAGCAGAAGAAACATTGGCAATGCTAGTGGCCATAGTTGAAGAAACATTGGCAACACTTGTAGCTAAAGCAGCAGAGGTAGCAACAAGACGATCAGTGGTAGATGTATGAGCAGCATTAATAGAAGTTCTAGCATTTGTAAGTGTAGTGATATTAGTATTACTGTTATCTATGCTAGTTGCCATGGCAGCAGATACATTAGCAATGCTGGTGGCCAGTGCAGCAGAGGCAGTGACAAGACGATTGGTAGTAGAAGTATGTGCACTGTTGATAGAAGTTATCACTGTGCCAATAGAAGTTATTCTGGCAGATACAGATGCAACAGCTTCTGCATTTGGTATTGCAGTTCCAGCTATGTATATATTGGTAGCAGCGTATAGATTGTTGGCAGAGACATTACCAGAGAACTCTGCTGCTACGCCTGATACCTTTGTGGTAAAGCTACCTGTGGCAGCTACAAAGTTAGTTGCACTGACAGAGGTGGTAAAGCTACCAATAGAAGCTGTGATAGAGGAGATGCTAAGATCAGGATTAACTTTAAGAGATGCACTGGTAGAGGCTGTACTAACAGAAACACCATTAGCAGTAATCAGAACAGTTTGGTTTGCATCTGTGATAGTTTCAAAAGAACCTGCAGCAATGTCATTTAGCTGAGACACCGTGGCAGTGAGTACTGTGCCACCTATGGCAAACTGACCTGTGACATTTAACTGGTCTGTGCTAAGTTGTAGAGGACCAGCTGTGCCGCCACCATCTTGTACAGTTCTTAGACTTCCTATAAGACCACTGTTAGAAGTAGCTGCATCTATCTTTAGCAGGTCTTTATATGTATTGGCAATAATTGAGCCTGTTAAATCTCCGGTCATATTAATCTACCTTATATAAAATTCCATTTGCTTGTCTCGTCTTCCCACTTTGTGGTGGCAGCATTCCAAGTAATGTTTCTCTCTGCATTATCAGGGGGTCTTGCATCTCTGATAAACTCTTTATCTACTGGAAATTGTACCTTATTTTGTGGGTTGGTTACAAGATTAAAAATACCGTCACTCTCTGACTTAGCAACAATAAGATTAGTTCCGGGTTCCCTGACTCTCTGGTCAAGAGGAAACCGAAACCCTGATCTATCACTGATAAAAAATGCTTTCTTACCTACCACTGTCTAGCACTTCCATCTTCTTCTGGCTTGCCTAAGTCTTGAGTTAGGATTCTTTGCAGCTTTGGGAAACTTCTTCATCTGCCCTGCGCTACGTGCACAGTAGCTCTTACGCCTTGCTGCTCTCTTACCAGTGGGTTTAGATTCAGTCACAGCTGTTTTAAGTTTACTTCCCGGGTTCTCTCTCCGGTACTTTGCCACCCCTTTCTTTGTCATGCCCGCACCAGATTTGGTGGGACGCTTGTGTCCACCCTTGATGGTGTGGCCCTTCATTCCTTTACCAGTGGACTTTCTCTTCTTCTTCTCAGCCATTAGCTTTTCTTCTTTCTTGCAAAAGTTTTAACATTGGTAGGTTTACCGCCTACACCCTGCTTGACTGATCTCTTTCTTTGTACAGCAGATTTCTTCTGCCCAGCTGTCATACGTTTTGCCTTGGCCAGCGGAACGCACTTGGGATACTTTCTCTTAGAACTCTTGGCAGACTTTCTACCACAGGGTTGAAACTTACCGTCTTTCTTGGGAGCGCCTATGTCTACCCACTGTTCGCTTACCCACTTTCTAAGACCACCTCCTGTCTTACGAGCTTCTACTTTTTTCTTTCGCTTACCCTTTTTACCACCGGGGGTAACCTTACCAGAACAAACAGCAGAGGCATACATATTAGCGTAAGCTGATGGGTAGACATCAAACTTACGCTTGGCAGCTGCCTTACCTCTGGGACAAAGCTTACCCACGATTTCTCATCAGAGGTTTAAGAACTACTCTGCCCCCTGCTGCCATCTCTGCAACTGTCTCCTTACCTTTACGAAGAGCAGCAAAGTCAGAAGCTTCTAGCTTACCATCTTTGTCTACGTCTAATTTTTTCTGCCCACCTACAAGCTGTTCAGGTGAATTTGCTCTGTTGATAGCCATTAAACACTTCCTAGTCTAGGGTTGATAAACAAACTTACACGTTCCTTATCAGCTTCCATGGCGTTCTCCAAAAGCTTTTCATAGTT